CTGTACTCACAGTCAACAGCGCAGTGCCGGAGGCTGCTGAAGCATTATCGTAAACAACCAGCGCAGCACCAGCCGAAGTAACGGTTACCGTCATGCCACGAAGGCGCGTACGGTCGGCAAAAATTGCCCCGTCGCCGGTTAGATACGAGCTTTTTACATCAGTTTGCATACCCATGAGGGCCCCCTATCAACCAGCAGAAACGGTCAGAACCCCAGAGTCACTCCACAGTTGTCCGGCAACAGACGGATCAGAAGTCGGCAGGTCAGAGATAATTATGGTGGTGCCGTCAATCGTAACGGTGCCAGTGGTGGTGAGGGTAGTCGCAGAAACAGCGGCGGGGGTATTGCCGCCGACAGTACCATTAAAACCGTTATCGGAGAGGACAGGGCCTGTAAATCGGGTTTGAGCCATGATTGGCATCCTTTCGTGTAGTAGCACATCCCCGCTACGTCTCTACTAAGTCTGCTGGGTCAGTCGTAGCAGGTCAATATTCCCAGACTTGGTGCTTTATAGCATCTTGTTTTTAGAGTGTCAATACAAAGAAAAACCCCCGCCGAAGCGGGGGCAAAAGGGGAGGACCTTTTAGGTCGAACCACTTGAACCGAAGATGCCCAGCGGATCGGACCAGCCGAACGAATAACGCTCGCGGCTCTTATACCGGACGTTACCCGTATCGAAGTCTCCGTCCATGCTGTTTTGCAGCGGGGTACGGACGAAGTGCTTCAGGCCGTTCGGCACGTCAGTGCAAAGGAACCAAGCGTTGGTATCGGTCAAGAAGTGATTGACACGATAGCCTTCCGGGATGGAACCGTTCGACTTGATTGCGTTGATGTCGTTGTCGGCGGTAGCCACACGCAGTTCCGTTTCCAGAAGACGCGTTGCAACGAACATCAGGGCCGGGGGAACGACCAGCTTACGCGGTTTGGCAGCAATCAGCAGGCCACGCTCGTCCGTCCAACCAGCGATCTGAATAACAGCGGCTTCCAGAGAAGTCTCATTCAGGTCGGCTTGGGTAGAGAACGTGTTGCTGTTGGTACCGCCAGAAACCAGCGGATGAGCCGTCGAACACAGAACAACGCCGTCACCACCAGTGTAGCCAGCAGTAAATGCGTTATTCAGGACAGCCGCACCTTTAACTTGCTTGGTGTAGGCCATCGCACGAGCGAGCGCTTTGGTGTAACGCGACGACAGGGAGTCGTACAGGTTATCTTCCACGGCTTCTTCGGTGATCGAGAAGCCCAGCGCAATCGTTTCGTGGTTGTAACGGGCAGTCCAAGCTTCTTGCGCATTGTCATACGCAATCGCGTTACCCTCGTTTTTCACGGGGGCGGCGCTGAAGCCCGACAGCTTCGTTTCTTCCTCGAACGAACGCTCGGAACTTTCGGTTTCAAAAATCTCCTTATGCTCTTCGCCGTAACGAGCATATTCAAGACCAAACAGTGCGTTCAGTCCCGGGAGCAGTTCTTTGAGTAGCTGTGCGCGAGAAATTGCCATTATCTATTCTCCTTATACGCCGGTGGTGTTGTTGTACGTATGGGTGTTGATCTTGACGATCAGTTCCACATACGCATCCGACCCAGTGGCGGTCGCGGGCACAACGTCAACAATACGGATCGGCAGCGTGTTGGTCGTAGCCGTCGTATCGTCAATCGCCTGCGCGGAGTCACCAGTGTTGGCATTGCCTGCATTCAGAACCACCGAGGTGTTCTGGCCAACAGCCGTACGGCCCAGCGGGGCAATCGTCGTGCCCGAAGACACAACCGCCACTTGGAACAGCGCACGGGGATCATCAACAACATAGGCCACAGCGTTGGTCACACCAGACGACGGAGCGTACTGGGCTTGAACGGTTTGACCCGATGAGTTGGTGTATTGAACGCCCACACAAACACCCAGTGCTTGCGGAGCAGCGGTACCGTCAGCAACAACTTTGCACTTGCCGCTTGACAGCATTTCGACGAGATCGCCGTTGTACATAGCGCCGGAGTCAATCGGCACTTGGCGAGTAGAACCCGCGTACGGTGTTCCACCAATGCTATTGATGGGTTTGAAACCGTAAGGGGCGCTAACAGTGGGATAAGCCATTGTTTATACTCCTAAAGTTATTTTGAGCCCTTACCAAAAGACACACCAGAACGCTTCTCATTGAAAAGCGGCATACGTGCATCATTGGTCTTCATAAAGTTGTTGTCTACGGCTTCCGTCTGAGACACAGTTTGTTTTTCAAACCATTCTTTACGGGATTCAACCATCTCTTCCGGGGCCTTACACAACACCAGTCCGCCAATCTCAACGCCTTCTTTAAAACGGCTATTGGGATCAGAGGACAGCATCAATTCCGGATGGTCTGCGGCTTTAACCGGTTCCCAACCTTCACGTAACTTCGCGGACAAATTTGTGGGGTCAGATTGCCCCATAATGCTAGTCCGAATCCACCTAAATACCCAACCGGGTTGTGGATGAGGGGCTGGAAGCGTTTGCGGCGGCAACCAGCTTTTAGTTCTTTGCGCGGTATCGCGTGTATTTGTTTCCCTGCTAGTGCGTTCAGCCATTTTGAGACTCCTGTGCATGTTGGGCGTACACATCAAGTGGAACGCCAAGTTTTTTGGCGATTGCTACCTGAGTTTTAGTTAGAGTGATTTTCTTAGCTCCGCTAGTACGTTTAACAGGTGCTACAACTGTAGCTGCCTTTTTAGCCCCCACAGGTCGTTCGTCACTATCTTTTTCCTGAGCGGTAGCCCCGAAAAAGTCCGGAAACAACGTTCTTACGCGAGCATCAATTTGCTCGAAATATTCATCACTACGCGGGTCTATACCCGAAACGACCAGTTTTTTATGCACAGCGAGTGCGACGGCGGTCATCTCGTCATCCTGTCCAAACCACTGATTTCTAGCTTGCCAGCGCAAGGTTTTATCATCAGGGCGAACAGGTGCTTGCTGTGAATATTGCGTTTCTACTACAGAAGTTTCTTCTTGTAAAGGAGTTGGCTTAAAGTTTTCCGCTTGCATAAGCGCAAGTTGCGCGGAATTGAGTTCCGCCTGCGCTTCAACAAGTGCGTCCGCATCAAAGGCTTCATGCGCCTCTTTAAACTTACGCTTGGCCATATCCAGTTTTGCTTGCGCCGCGCTCTTCAAAGTACCCGCGTACGCCTGCTCCCCACTAGATACATACCGCCGTAACTGATTGTTTTCATTAACAAGTTTGTTAGTTAGGCGTTCCAACTCCTCGCGCTCACGGATAAGAGCTTCTTTAGCCCGCCGCTCATCATGCCGCGCATGGCTAAGCTCTTTTATGCGCCGCTTAACGCCGACGGTGTACTGCTCAAGTTCTTCTTCATCCGCGTCAGCAACCTCTCGACCAATAGGCTTCCGACCCCTATCGTCGTCTGGCGTATCGTCTACTATTTCAACGTCTACATCGCCTTCTACAGAAAACTCAATATCTTCAGAGTCTTGTTGCGATGCAGCATTGTCCACTTCTTCTCGAATGCTTTCCGTATTTGCCATTGGTTAGCTCCTATTTGCGCTTGATACCACGGGGGTCTTCTACGACCGCCTCGACAGTATCGTCGTTGATGATGCGAAACTCTTTGCCGTGAATGTCAAGGCGGGTACCAGAATTAGACCGGACGATAATGAAATCGCCTTCCTTACACCATGCTCCGGTGGGGAACTTGCTCTGGTCTTTGTACGCATCCGGCCCAAGCTTTACTACAAACAGTACCGTGGTCAGAATCTCCTCATGGTGCAAGGTGATGTCTGCCTTAATAAGCCCGCTATCGTACTTCTGTTCCATATCCGGAATAGCACAAAGGATGTGGTACCCGGAGGGTTCTGGGAGTTGCTTGGCCTTCCTTTCAGATTCCTCTTGCTCAGCGGCCCACTTTTCTTCAAGCGCCGTCGTCATCTTTCGCTAACCTTTCTGCGAGGTCTAATAGGTGAACGTCCGCGTAGTCAAGACCCCGAATGACCCCGCAAACGTGTTTATATTCCGCGTAGTCTTTAGCCCCACCTGAAACTAAAAACTCGACTTGAAACTTGCGCTGCTCAGCGTTTTTGTTGAGCAGCAATTCTATAGCGTTCATTATCTATATCTCGATTTGTTCTGAGCTTGCCGCCGTTGTTGAAACATCTGCGCGCGGTGTTTGGCTATGTCAGCCCCGATACGCATTCCTTCCTTCTGGTCTTCCCGCTCTGCTTTGGACTTATCTGCAGCAACCTGAATGCCCAGCTTAGTCCCCTCAACCATCTGTTTAATCTGCAGGTCTTGTTCCTTGAGCTTGATCTCATCAGCCTTAGCCGCAGCGTCCATCATATCTTTCTTAGCCTTACGCTCGACTTCCTGCTGTTTAAGCTGAAGCTCTTGCTGCTGCATCTGGATAAGCGGGTCTTGCTGGTTTCTTTGCGCTTGTTGCTGCCCAACAATAGCTTGACTCTGCGCCATAACTTGCGGAGCGGCCTGCGCAAGAAGTTTAGACAGTTGATACTCCATCTCAGCAGACAACTCGGTGTCATCGCTAGGCAACGGAGCGCCAAGGGCCGTTGACATCTTATTCCTATACGCATACCCAACATGCTCGGATATGTGCGCCATCATCGCCGCCTGTATCTGCTGCGCTTGCGGGTTTTGCCCAATAATCTGTTGAATCAACGGATCACGCATTGCCATCATGTGTACTTGGATGTGCGCCTCATGGTCCTGATACGCAAACGCTTTTAGCGGTTTAAGCGTCAGCGCGTGTTGATTTTCTGACACAGGGTCAGTCGGCTTCATGTCGTCTTTAGTCGGTATAAGCTTCTCCACATTTTTTATCCCCAGTACGTGCAACATCTGTTTGTGCAGTTCTGGGAGGTCATATATCTGCGGAGCGGTCTGGGACAACTGAATAACCGCCTGATACTGCACTACACGCTGGCTCATAGTGGCGGCATTCGGGTCCGACACTGGAATGATCTCAACATGCCGATAGTCGCTAAACTTAGCTTTGCGCCCGTTCGGAGAATCTACGTCGTATGGGTACTGCTGGTTATCGGGGGTGCTGTCTCTAACAATATCGGCAATCAGCCGGAGTTCTTGTTTAAACGAGTAGTGCACCCGCGCTTGTACAGCGGACATAACTTTGAGCTGCCGCTCAAGAAGCGCCAACGTCGTACCGACAGGAGCCTGCGCAGACATATCCGATATCTTCATGTCCGCCGTCGCCGCAAACCTACGCCCCTCATCAATTATTTTGTCAAGCAGCTGTGACAGAACAACCGACGGTTCTTTATACGGAAGCGGTAGAATGTTGTCTCGAATGGCTCCAGACCCAACGTCAACATCGCGGAACTCGCCCGGAGCGATTGGTGTGTCATCTCCTTTAATCCGCAGCCCACGACTCTTGAGTCCACCCGGCAAGTTACTTAGCGTACCAGCGTCAACAAGCTGCCTAAGCAGCGAAGTCCCTGCTTTAGCAAACCCACCGATCAGATGAAAGAGACCAAAGCCGTATGCACCAAACCCCGGTATGTAGTTGTACTGAACGTAGTGGAGGCGTTTACGCCGCTTGTTATCGCCCTCTTTCCAGTTGCGGCGTATGGACAAGCACGTACTAGTCCCAGCTACGTACGTAACAATGTACGGAAGTGCTACCCCGGTAGGCTCGCCGTCTTTGTTCTTATCTTCATACCCCGGCAGATCAAGGTCTACACATACTTCATGAATAAGATACCGGTCATCATTAAGCGCTGAGAAGCCAGTCTCCAAATCTTTGCGCTTCTGAATCTCATCCACAACCCTAGACGGCTCCCCGATATCCACGTCCGCCCAAAAGCCGTCCACCTGCAGTATCTTTATCTCATTCTCGTTCTTGCGCATCCGGTGCGTTATGCGCGGGCAGGTAAGCAGCTCGGATGCACCATAGGGCAGAATGATATCTTCTGCCGGAACAAACACAGAAGTCTGCCGATCCAGCATCGGGTCCTTATAGACTTTCTTAAACGCGCATCCCGCTCCCGGCAGATTCCACAACATCTTCTCATGCTCAGGGCGAAACTCTGTCATGTTTTCAGTTAGCTGCCAATTCAGGTCTTCCTCTACGCGCTTGGCGGCATCTTCTTTCTCGCGGTTAATCAAACCT